TCAGCCGCACGGCGCGCAGCTCGACCGTCTCCTCGACCTCCGACATCGCCCCGAGGTCGCCGACGCCCTCGAAGGTCAACCCGGCCCAGGTGAGCGGGCCGAGCCCGGTCCAGACCCGGAAGGGGCCGGTGGCGAAGTCGAGTTCGCACAGCACGACGGGCGCGACGACCGGCGCGGTGGCCGCGGCGGCGGCCTGGAGTGTCAGGCGCGGGGTGGCGCGGGCGGCGGCCTCGGTCACGGCAGCGCCTCCTCGAAGCGGCAGGTGATGGCGGTGAAGCGGCCGGGCCGCGTCGGGTTGGCGGCCTCGTCGTCGGAGACCAGGCGCATCGGCACCGTCGCGTTCGTCAGCACCAGCGGCTCGCCGACCGGCGCCGCGGCGCGCAGCGGCGGCGCGACGGGAATGGTGGCGGTGCCGGTGCCAGAGGCCACCACGCGCTCCGTCGCCATGTAGAGCCGGCCGGCGATGCCGATGTGGTCGCCGGCGCCGATCGCCACCGCGTTCGGATACCAGCCCTGGGTCTGGATGGAGAGCGCGCCGCGCGGCGCGCCAGCGGCGAAGGCCGGCGTGCCGGAGCCGACCACCAGCCTGGTGCCGTCAGTGAAGATCGTCGAGTCCGCGAAGGAGAAAGGCCCCGAGGGCACGTCGCCCTGGCTCCGCGGATCGCCGGTGCGGTACTCCCGGCGGAAGTCGCGCAGCCGGACGGTGTTAGCCGAGCCGGCGAGCGCGGCGAGCAGGCCCTCCAGCACGCCGGCGAGGCGGGCGTTCAGCGGGTCGAAGGTGAGCTCGGCCACCCAGCGCGCGCCCTCGCGCCGGAGCACCTGCGCCTGGCGGGTCACCGGGGAGACGAAGCGGAGCGTGTTGTGCTGAAGGTAGAAGACCTGCCGCGAGGGGCGGAGCTCGGCGGGCCAGGCGTATTCGGTCATGCCTCACCCCCGGACCGTGTCGTAGGCCGCGCCGCCACGGCGAATGGCGTCGAGCGTCATCGCCGAGGACTGGCGGGCAATCTGCCCGGCCAGCAGCCGCAGCCGCGCCTCGACGCTGGCGTCAGCGCCACGCGCGTCGATGGCGATGCTGGTGTGGATCGTGGTGCTGCCGGGCGCGGTGCCGTTCGGCAGCACCGTCCCCGACTGGCGGGGGACGAACCACTCCGGCCCGCGCTCGCCGACTACGTAGGGTTTTCCTGAGTCGACCGGCCCGCCCTCGGCCCGGAACAGCCCCCCGAGCCAAGAGCCCATGCCGCTGAACATGCTGTCGAGCGAGAAGCCGGACAGGGCGGAGGAGACCGCATTGCCGAGCGGCTCGGTGATGGTACGGCGGGCGATCACGCGGGCGATGTCCTGCAGCAGGCCCTGCATGACCTTCGACAGCTTCTCGCCGCGCACGATCGCGTCCTCGAAGGCGCTGGAGAAGGTGAGCCCGAGCTCGCGCACCGTCTCCGAGGTTCGCTCGGCGCCCTCCGCGATCCGCCGCTCGGTCCGCTCCAGGTCCTCCATCGCGCGCTCGGCCTCGCGCTGGACCGTGGCGTCGGGCAGCGGCCGGCCGATCCGCTCCGAGCGCTGGACCAGGTCGGAGAGCCGCTCCAGCCGGCGCCCGTAGCGCTCATAGGCGGTCTCGTTGTCGGCGATCAGCCGCTCGCGCTCGCGGAGGATCTCGTTGACCTCGCGCTCGGCCTCGCGCGCCTCCCGGGCGCCGTCGTTGCTCGCGCGCCGGACCGCAGCAACGCGGGGTTCCAGGCGACGCAGCGCCTCGTCGCGCTCGTGCAGGGCGAGCGTCTCAAGCCGGGTGCGCTCGGCGGCGGTGACGCCGCCGGCCGCCTCGGCCTCGCGCAGCCGGCGCAGGCGCTCCTGGTATTCGCGCTCGATGCGGAAGCGGTCGTCGAGGTCCTTCGTGAGATCGAGCACGTCCTGCGCCGTGCGGCGGCGGCGAGCATCTGCGGCCTGCTGGCCGGCGCGCTCCCCCTCCTCGATGCGGCGCGCTGTCGCGGCGCGCTCGGCGGCGTCCACCTCGGCCAGCAGGTCGAAGTACCGCTGCCGCAGCTCGTCGAGGCGCTGCCCCGGATCCACCCCGGCCTGCTGCTGCGCGGCCCCAACCAGGCCCGCACGGATCGTGCCGCGACGGGGCTGGGCGCGCAGGCTCGGGCGGCCGTCATTCTCTGCCTCCAGCCGGGCGATCTGGTCGGCCAGCGCCTGCAGCTGCCGCCGCTGCTCGGCCAGCCGTTCGGTGTCGGCGAGCAGGCCGGCACCCTGCCGCACACCGTCGAGCGCGCGTGCGGCGCCGGACAGCGCGCGGGCCAGCGTGTTCGACAGGCCGATGGCGCGGTCGAGCTGGCCGAGGAAATTCTCGGTGGCCGCGCTCAGCTGGCCGAAGGCGCGGCCGAGCGAAAGCGGGGCCTTGTCGAGCTCCGCGCCGAGCCGCTCGGTGGCGCGCAGCAGGGCGGGGAACACCCGCTCGGCGGTGAGCTTGCCCTCGGAGCCGAGCTTGCGCAGCTCGCCGATCGAGACGCCGAGCTCGCGCGCCAGGCCCTCGGCCAGCAGCGGCATGGCCTCGAGGATGGAGCGGAGCTCGTCGCCCTGCAGCACGCCCGAGGCCAGCGCCTGCGCAAGCTGCAGGGTGGCGCTGCCGACCTCGGCGTTGGACGCGCCGGAAACGACGGCGACGCGCTGCAGGCCGGCCACCAGCCGGGCCACCTGATCCGAGGTGGCGCCGATCGCGCGCGCGGCGATCGAGAACCGCTGGAAGGCGTCGACGCTCTCGGAGACCGCGACGCCGGTGGACAGCGCGCTGCGATACAGCGCCTCGTAGACAGCCCCCGCCCGCTCGACCGAGCCGGTGGCGGTCTGCAGGCGCGAGAGGCTCTGTGTGAGCGCATCGCCGGCCTGGACCAGCGCCCGTGCGGCCACTGCCGCGCCGGCGAGCTGGATGCCGCGCGTGGCCACGTCCAGCAGTTCCAGCGAGCGGGATGCGCGCTCGGCACCGCCCTTGATCTGGTCGAGTGAGCGCTGGCCGGTCTCGCCGACCTCGCGCAGCCCGGCCTTGACCCGAGCGGCGTCGTCCAGCGAGAGGCGCACCGAGACGCGGCGGGTGGCGTCGGCCATCTCAGGTGGTCTCCCCCTCGCGGCGGGCGGCCGCGCCCTCGGCCATGCCGGCGCGGATGGCGAGCAGCAGCTCGGCAGCGGCCCAGCCCGCGGCGCCGAGCTCGCGTGCCGTGGCGAGCGCGCCGGCGGTGTCGAGGGTCAGGCCGGCCATGGTCGCCTCGGCGCAGGCCGTGACCGCAGCCCAGCAGGCGTGGCCCTCGATGCTGGTCGGGGCGTGTGCGGCGTAGGGGCAGGCCTTGGCGCAATCGCGGCCGAGGGCGGCGCAGCCGCGGCAGTATTCGGGCCCGCGGCCGAAGTGCCAGGCGGCGCGGGCCCTCAGCCGTTTCCCTCGGCGGCCACCGCCGCGACCGGCGCCGTGGCGCGGTCCCAGAACGCGGCGGCGATGTCGTCGAGGTCCATCAGGCGCTCGACCGCCTCGGGCGAGAGCGGCAGCGGCTTGCCGGCAGCGTCGCCGACGCCCTCCCAGGCCGTCACGGCGTGCCGGGCGAGCGCCTTGACAAGGAAGGCAAAGGACAGGCCGCGCGACATGTCGGGGTCGAGCTCCGGGTCGGCGATGCGGATCGCGGCCAGCCGGCGCGCGGCGGCGGCCTGGGCGGCGGCCATGACCGCAGTCGTGACCGGGCGGATCTCCACGCGCACGCCGCGCGGCAGGTCGAGCCAGTAAGGTTCGATGGGGATGTCGAGGGTGAGCATGCCGGTCTCCATGGCTTGCGGATGCAGATTGCCGGTCGGACCGTGTCCATTCCGGCGAAGCGGCGCCCCTGCGACCCGATCCGCTCAGCGCCATCGAGCGACCGTCTCGCCGACAGACTATTCCTGAGTCTCGGTCCGCCGTCCGTGTCGGCGATCCGGCCGCCCGCATCCAGCCGGAGGCGGCATGCCACGCTCAGACGTTGAGGATCTGCCGAGCGATTTCTCTCGCATGTTGCGCAACCGTTGGGCGTTCGGTTGCACCTTCGCGCGGGCGGACCGAATATCTACGAGATGCATCGCAAACCGCGACGGACGCACCCGCAGGGAACACACCGATGAATCCCTCACGGCCCGAGCCGACGACGGGCTCGGCCGCAGTCATCCCTTCCGGCGCCGAAGCGCGGGCCCCGGCCGGCGGTCTGCCGCGCCGGCCTGGCCTACGGGCACATCTGCTCGTGCTCGTCCTGGCCGTGCTGCTGCCCTCGCTCGCCTTCGGCGCTGGGGTCGCCTGGCATCTGGTCGAGAACTACCGTCGTGCCTTCGAGGAGCGCCTGACCGACACGGCGCGCGCGCTCGGCTTGGCCGTCGACAACGAGATCGAGACGCACTTCGCGGTCCTGACCGCGCTCGCCGCCTCACCCACGCTGGACGGCTGCGGCGGGGGCGCCACCGAAGATGGCGCCTGCGACCTCGGCGCCTTCGACGCCCACGCCCGGCGTGCCGCGGAGGCCCTCGGCACCGAGGTGATCCTGATCGGCCCCGACCTCCGCCAAGCCGTCAATACCAGCCTGCCCCGCGGCGTGCCGCTGCCCGTGACCGGCGCCGCCGAGGCCGCCCGCCGGGTGCTGGAGAGCGGAAAGCCGGAGGTCATCGATCTGGTGGTCGGGGCGGTGGCGCGACGGCCCGTCGCGGCCGTGCTCGCGCCCGTCCTGCGCGAGGGCCGCCGGGTCGGCGTGCTCGCGACGCGCCTCGATCCCGACCGCCTGCGCGGCATCCTGGCGGCGCAGACGAGCCGCAACGGAGAGGCGGGCGGCGGTATCTTCGCGATGCTCCTGGACGGGCGAACGACCGTGGCGGCCCGCTCGCGCGGCCATGACGACCTGGCAGGCCGGCCAGCCCCCGACTGGTACGCCCAGGCGGTCGCCGGACGCGGACGCGGTCTGGCGCACGGCCCCACGCTCGACGCCGGTGACGCCCTGGTCGCGTTTCAGAGGCTTTCCCGGGCGCCCGGCTGGACGCTGGTGGTCGCCGAGCCACTCGCCGCCTACCGCGCAAGCTGGCGCGGCCCCTTGCTGGGCCTCGCCGCCGGGGGCGCCGCTGCACTCGCGCTCGGACTCGCACTCGCGGTGGCGCTCGCGCGGCGCACGCTGCGGCCGGTGGCGGCGCTGGTGCGCCACGCGAAGGCCGTGGCCGCGGGCGCTGGCCGGGGGCCGGAAGCGCCGCCGGCCGTCGCCCCTGCCGACGTGGCCGAGTTCGAGGCGCTGCGGGTCGCGATCGAGGACGCCGAGGCGGCGCTGCGCGAGGGCGAGGACCGGCTGCGCCGGGCGCAGGAGGCGGGCGGCGTCGGTGCCTGGGAGTGGGACATCGCCTCGGGCCGGGTCCACTGGTCGGACGGCTACTACCAGATCTGGGGCATCGACCCGGCCGAGCCGGCCTCCTACGAGGGCTTCCTGCGCCACGTCCTGCCCGAGGACCGGCCCGCCCTGGAGGCGGCGCTAGCCGAGGTGCTGCGCACCGGAGGACGCTGGCGGCACGAGTTCCGCATCCGCCGCCCGTCGGACGGCGCGCTCCGCTGGCTGGCGGGAGAGGGCGAGGTGGAGCGGGACGCCGCCACGGGACGGCCGATCCGGATGGCCGGCGTGAACCGCGATGTCACCGAACGGCGCCAGGGCGAGGAGCACCGGGCGCTCCTGATGCGCGAGCTCGTCCACCGCACCAAGAACATGCTGAACGTCGTCCAGGCTGCCGTCCGGCTGACGCCGAGAGACGATCCGGAGGCGTACGCCCGGGCGGTGGAGGGCCGGGTAGCGGCACTGGCGCGCGCGCACATCCTGCTGGCCGAAACGCGCTGGTCCGGTGCCGAGCTTCGGCCGCTCGCCGAGGCGGAGCTGGCCCCGTTCCTGCACGGCCCGCCCCCGGCGACCGGCGCCCCGCCGGTGGCCGAACTCGAGGGGCCACCGGTGGTGCTGGCGCCGGAGGCCGCGCAGGCGCTCTCGATGGCGCTGCACGAGCTGGCGACGAACGCGACCAAGCACGGAGCGCTGTCGGCACCGGGCGGGCGCGTCTCGGTGTCCTGGGGGGTGGACGCCGCCGCGGGGCTGCTGCGGCTTCGCTGGGTCGAGCGCGGCGGCCCTGTGCCGGCCGGGCCGCCGGCGCGGCGGGGCTTCGGGTCGCGCGTGGTCGAGGCGACGGTGCGCGACCAGCTCGGGGGCGCGGTGGAACGGCGGTGGGAGGCGCCCGGCCTGGTCTGCGAGCTCACCGCGCCGCTCGAGCGCGTGCTGGCGGGCGGGGCCGCACGCGCCGCGGCGTAGGGGCTGAGGCCGCAGGTCCCTGGGTCCATCGTGCCACGGCGAGGGCGAGCCACCGTTCGTCCGTCCGGGTCGGCCTGCGGAACCACGCCGCGCCCAACGCCCGCTCCACGCCTGCCGAGGTGGCGCGGTCCGCCCGCTGGGCTCACGCATACTCCGTTCCTGCCTGCTGGTTCTTCAGCACCGCGGTCATCATGCGCGTCGCAGTGGCGTTGTAGGCGGCACGGAACTCGAAGCTCGCCTCGACGCCAGCCGGCCCCTCGATCGGCGTCTTGGCAAGCGCCAGGTAGACCTCGTGCAGCGTGAAGGTGAGGCTGCGGTTCGCGTCGATGGTGAACGCGAAGGCGAACTCTGCCGCGGTGCCGTTCCCCGCCTGCGTCAGCAGCGTGGTGTCGGCGAAGCGGGCGGTGATCTGGCCGGTGGCGCGTGCGATGCCGGGATCCGCGCCCTCGATCTTGCGGTCGGCGCGGATGGTGCGCACCGCCTCGACGCTGTTCGAGTAGGCGAGCCGCGCGTCGGTGACCTGGGCCAGCGCCGCCCCGCCGCGGGTGATCGAGCCCTGTGCCTTGTGGAAGGCGGTGTAGGCGGCCGTCGTCGGCGTGCCGCCGGAGGACGAGCCGGAGCGGGCCGAGCCCTGGGCGATCAGCTTGATGGTGGCCGTGGCCGGCCCGGTCGGACTGAAGTCGATCTCCAGCGCATCCGCACGGACGCCGGTGCAGACGTCGTGGCTCGGCACGTCCGGATAGCCGATCTCGATCGCCTGGGAGGGCAGCGTCGCCGCGCCCGAGCCGAAGGTGTGGGTGTAGTTCGGAACCGTGCCGGTGGTGGTCGGCGCGCCGAGCAGCAGGCGCAGCCAGTGGCCGATGTTGATCAGGTCCACCGGCACGACCACCTCGCCCTCTACGGTGACGGTGTCAAGGAAGGGTGCAGCGGGATCGCGGTTGCCGCCGAGGCCGATGACGTCGGCGTCCAGCAGCGGCTGCTCGGCGCCCAGATTGCAGGAGAGGAAGGGCACGCGACGCCAGTTGCCGCCCGGTGCGGTGCCGTAGGTGACCTCGGGGATCATGAGCAGGCGCGAATTCGCGCCGATGGCACGAGGCATGGGGCGTCTCCGGGAGGATGATCAGGCCAGCGGCGAGCCGGCGACGGTGAAGGACAGCGCGACGGGGACCGAAGCGGCGCGGGCCGCGGCGGCGCCCTCCGTCTCGGCGTCATCGAAGGCCGGGGCGCCGGGCCCTGCCCACTCGACCGCGCCGCCGAGGGTGCGGTCGCCGGTGATCGCCGCGGCGATGTCGACCAGCAGCGCGTCGAGCAGCGCGCCGCTGGCCGCGACGACTTCGACCTCCGCCCGGTGCTCGACTGCCCAGGAAAGCGGCGAGAGGATCGCGGTCTCCTCCACCGTCTCGCCGTCGCGCACCACCACGAGGCCGCCGGGCGGCAGGCGCTGGGGCACGGTCTTGTTGCGGAGGACCTTCGGGGCCGGGCTCCGGACGGCCAGCGACAAGGCGAGCCGGCTGTGCAGTGCCGCGATGGCGGTCTCGCGGATGCTCATGCCCACCCCAGCAGCGATGCGAAGAAACGCCCGGCAACCCAGGTGAGCGCCAGACCGAAGGGGACGGCGGCTCAGGACAGCGCGACAAGCCCGAGCAGCAGGAGAAACCGAGCACGCATGATCATGCCGCGCGTCCGGTCTCGGCCTCCCAGGCCGTCACAAAGCGTCGTGGCAGGCGGCGCAGGGCGCGGAGCGCCGCCCCGCGCACGTCGAGCCGCTTGGCCAGCTTCACCTGCGGCAAGAGCAGGAACATCGGCACCATCCCCCGTTCGAGCAGGCCGCGGGCCCAGGCCTCGTGGCCCTTGCGGTTGGCCGTCCCGACCTCGGCGACCCCGCCGGCGATGAGGCGGGTGCGGCGGCGCCGTCCCGTCTGCTCCCCTTGGCGGAGCGGCAGGCACCAGACGAAGCCGCGTCCGGAGCGGAAGGGCCGAAGGAAGCCCTGGCCGGAGGCGACCATCTGGGCCGGCGTGACGCGCAGCCCCTTGTCGCCGCGCCCGCGCCAGCCACGGGCGGCGTTGAAGCCGGTCGGGATGGCGAGGAAGCGCCCGCCGCCCTTGGGGCGGATCAGCGCGCCCCGCTCGAAGGCGTCGATCACCAGCGGCGTCTTGCTCCAGACCAAGCTGGCGGGGCGGAGCGATACGCCGGTGCGCGGGAAGACCTGCGCGCGCCAGGCATTCGAAATGCCGCGCGCCTTCCCGCCGAGGGAGGCGGTGACCTGCTGGCGGAGTTCGCGCTTGAGCGCGTCGGTCTCGTCGCGCACGGCGCGGGAGGCAGCGCGCTCGCCGGCGCGGACCTCCTCGGCGAGCGCCTTGCGGAGGTCGCCGACGACGGCGCCGAGCCTCACGGGGCGCCGCGGTCCGGCGGCAGCCCGGAGCGATGGCGGATGATCGCCACCGCGAGGTCGTGCAGTGCCGCCTGACCGAGGTAGCCGAACACGAAGGCGAAGAGGAAGCGGCCGTACTCGTTGAACTCGAGCGTGCCGCCGAGGGCGTAGCCAGCACTGCCGACCAGTGCCGCAGAGGGCAGTTCCCAGGCAAGGCACCAGCCGAAGCGTCGCCGGTCCGGGTTGTTCCAGCGCACCAAGCCGCCGGCGAGGCCGGCGGCGGCGCCCATAAGCAGGTCGAGCAGGAGCGACCAGGAGGCCGGGTTGTTCTGCGGAATGGCGGCGGGCTCCTATCGCTGGCAGAGGACGCGCCAGGCGACGCCGACGGCGTCACGCTCGGCGTGCTGGGCGGTGAGCAGGTCGCCGCCGAGGGTGAAGGTGTCGCCGGCTTCGACGAGCGGCAGCGCGGCGACCGCGACGGCGAGCACATCGGTGGCCTGCACCAGGCTGGTGCCGAACGCGTCGCCGACCCGGTCCGGGCTGGAGCGGACGACCCGCAGCGGCACCCCGGGTCCGGTGCCGCCGGAGCGGAAGGTGGCGTCTGTCCCGAAGTTCGGATCCGCGGCCAGCACGTCCATGGCCGTGGCGAAGGCGGTCACGCCGGGTGGACCCCGCGATCGAGTTCGAAGTGCGGCCCGTCGCGGAAGCTCGACCAGTCGCCACCCCAGAGGATCGCAACGCGCAGCTCGGACGCCGCGGCCTTCATGGCGGTGGCGAGCCCCCGATAGAGCGGCCAATCCCAGCGGATCTCGCCATGCTCAGGGACACCGTCGCCGTCGTCCAGCCAGTAGGCGAGGTCCACGGCGTGGCCGGTCAGGTGGCGGCTGTCGATCGTGCGCGAGGCGCCGATTGCCACGAGCCTGGCCTGGCGCTCGCTCGAGCGGACGCCCTCGATCACGATGAACGGGGCTGTTCCCCGAGCCCGCTCGACGACGCGCACCAGGTCCGGGTGCACGCCGGCAAGGCGCTCGCGATCGCGCCGGAGAAGCGCGGCCGTCACGCCCCGCTCGCCGGCACGCGCTGTAGCACCACCCGCACCGTGGCATCCGCCGCGAGCGCGGCCCCGGTGGCGATGCCGACCTGGAAGTTGCTCGTCGCCGTCGTGGTGATGCGGCGGTTTGTGTCGTCCCAGAACACCCGAGCGCCGGCGGTGATGGCGAGCGCGGGCTGCTTGGTGAGGTCGAACACGCCCGCCGTCTGCACCTCAATGGTGGCGTTCTGGGCGCCGTCGACCGCGGCGACGCCGAACAGCGCGCCGACGAGGACGCCCTGACCAGAGGTGACGCCGCTTGCATAGGGCACGGCGACGGCCAGGCTGTCGCCCGGCTGGATGTAGTTGCGCATGAGGGAGCGATCTCCAGAAACGCAGAAGGCGCCCCGTGAGGCGCCCTCTGCGTGGGTTCAGACTGAAGGGATGGTGGTCGGAATCAGGTGCCCGGGTTGAACCAGGCGCCGCGCCAGTCGATGGCGCCGACGCCGAAGTCGAAGATCACGCTGACCTCGACGCCGTCGACGCCCGAGACGGGGCCGGTGGTGACCTGCGGCCCCTCCGCCCCGTTCAGGTAGCCGTAGACGTAGACCGGCGTGGTCGGCGGCTCGGCGAAGAGATACCAGCGGTTCGCCGGGATCAGCGGCTCCACCACCGGCTGCAGCAGCCCGACATAGGGGTTCACCGCGCCCGAGCTGCCCGGCGTGATGGCGGCGGTGAGCTTGAGCGCCGGGAGCTCGAGCGCCGCGCCCACCAGCACGCGCATGCTGCGGCCGAGCGAGATCGGCAGGCCGTCGAGCGTGCGCTGCTTCATGATCGCCTCGCGGCCTTTGGCGATGTTCGCCTCGTCGAGCGCGGTGCCGGCCGCCGCCTTGTTCGCCCGCGCTGCCGCCGTCGCAAAGACCGGTGCGGCGCCGGTGGTGAGCGTCGGGCCGTCGCCGTTGGCCAGGTTCAGCAAGGCATAGGCGGTGGCGTTCTCGAAGTCGGCCACGCGCCGGCCGATCATGGCGGCGAAGTCGGTGAAGGCGCCGAGGTCGTCGTTCACCAGCATCTGCCGCGTCACCCGGATCCGGCGGGCGAAGGTCTGCAGCAGGACGATCTCCTGGCTCTCGGACATGGTGCCGGCCTGGATCTCGCCGTTCTCCAGCAGCGGCTGCAGGACGGGGAAGTCGCCGATGCGCAGATGCCGGTGCGGCTTGAAGTCGCGGAAGTCGCGCCGGAGGAAGAGCTGGCGGAAGGTCGGCGCGGCCGGCTGGTAGGCGGCGAGCAGCATCTTGTTGGCCGCGGCCGAGAGCAGCGCCGGGAAGTCGGAGGTGGTGTGAAAGGCGCGCTCGGCCAGGCGCACCGGATCGCGCGGGACGTGGGTCTCACCGTGCAGGGTCAGCAGCTCGCGGACCATGTCGGAGGGCCGCCAGCCCATGAACTCGGCGTGGCGGCCATTCCCGGCCGGCTGGTAGCCCGGCATGGCGCGGGCCGCGATCGCCTCGGCCATGGCGTCGAGGATCTCGGTCCGTGGGGGCGCGCCATGCGCGGCGGGGTTGGCCGGCACGGAGGGTCGGGGCGCGTGGCGCACCAGGGCGTCGAACAGGGCGCGGCGGGTGTCGTCGGGGGACCAGCCGCGCTCGACGGCCTCGGCGCGCAGGGCGGCGACACGGTCGGCCGGCAGGAGGGCGCGGGCGGCCTCGACGGCGGTGTCGATACCGGCGATGCGGCCCCGCTCGGCACGGGTGGCCTCAGCGGCGGGATCGGGCTGGGGGCTGGCCGGCGCGGCGGGCGCGGGCTCGGGCGTGGTGGTCACGGTGGTCTCCTGGGGCGGGGTGGCGGGCGGCGCAGGCGGCTCCGGCGTCGTCTCGGGCATGGGCGGGTCCTCGTGCGGCAGGGCGGGTTCGATGGCGGGCGTGGGGGCGCCCTGGTCCCCCTGCGCGCGAACAGCGGCGTCGCGGTCCACCGGCAGCGGCACGACGGAGATCTCGAAGGGCTCCCAATCCACCGCGCGGTGGACGGTGGTGCCAGTGGCGGGGTCAGGCCGCGGCTCATAACGATGCACCCGGTAGCCGACGCTGACGGCGCGCAGTGTGCCGTCGGCGATGCGCTGCCAGACCGGCTCGACGTCGGCCGCGCTGCTGAACTGCAGCGTCGCGTAGCCGCGGCCTCGCTCGATGCGGGCAGCGGTGACGCGGCCGAGCACGTCGCGGGCATCCATGCTGCGATGGGTGTTCAGCACTGGGGCGTTGCCCGAGCGCAGCGCGTCCATGCGCACCGCGTTCGGCGACATCTCCAGTTCCTCGGTGATCAGGCCGAGGGCGGGCACGAAGTTGCGGGCGCGCGCGCCGGTGGACCACACCACCTCGACGGTGCGCGCGGCGCGATCGACGGTGGCGGGAGCGGTAGTTGCGCGATGCGCGACAATCGGCACAACAGCGGACGCCGGCGCGGGGTTGGCCCCGCCCGGGTCGTTCAAGCATTCCATGAGAGCGTTCCTATGTGTGGCCCTGCGCTCGGAAACGGGGCCGGGCGGCCTTCGCCTAGGGCGCGCCGTTCGCTGCCGGGAACCGCATGGTCCACGCTGCCCCGCGGCCCGCATCAGGCGTCGTGGCCTCGGGCCGTCCAGTCGTCGTCTCAAGCCGACCGCCCAGCTGGGCAGCCAGGGCACGAGCGAGGCGCGTCCCGAGCCCGGTGCCTTTCGGCGGCGCCCCGGGGTCGATCCCCACGCCGTCGTCCTCGACCGACAACTCGAACTCGGCGCCATTGCGATGGAAGCCGATCGCGACGGATCCGGCGCGGTCGTCAGGAAAGGCATACTTCAGGGAGTTCGCGACCAGCTCGTTGACGATGAGGCCGAGCGCGATCGCGCGGCCGACCGGCAGTTGGTGCGACTCGGCTTTCACCCGAAGCGCGATGGGTCGCAGGCCGATGGCCACCTCCCTGAGATCCTCGCCCAGGCCCTCCAGAAAGGCGCGGCTGTCGAGCGAGGCGTCGGTGTGCCAATGCTGCTCAAGACGACCGTTCACGCGGGCGAGCGCCTGGATCCGGGCCGCCGCCTCGCCGAGCGCCTCGCGCGCCGAGACGTCGTCCTTCGCGGCCGCGATCTGCAGATGCAGCGTCGCCGCGAGCCGCTGGAGGTCGTTGCGCCCTCGGTGGATCGCCTCGCGGAGCAGCGTTTCCTTCTCGGCATCACTTGATGCGAGCCTCTCGTTGGCCTCCGCAAGCGCGGCAGCGTCCGCCGCGATGCGCTCGCGCGACCTCGCGACCGTGGCGAAGGCGACGTGCAGCGCCTCCATAAGGAAAGCGATGAACAGCGTGATCGCAAGATAGATGGCCGCGCCGATCACATCGAACGGGTTGTCGAACCCCAGACGCCCAAGCGGGGGCACAAACAGCCAGACCGCGAGAGCACTCGAGAGGATCGCGGCATATACGCCCGTTCCCCGATCGAACAGGACACCCGTGATCACCACGACGGGGAAGAACAGGAGGAACGGGTAGCCAGGGTTCCACCCGAAGATGAGCACACGTAGAGCCACTGCCAACACGACGAGGGCCGTTGTCGCCAAGTAGCGTGCCCAGGCGGGAAAGCCACGTGTGGTGGCGGTGTAGGCGAAGAGGCGCTCCATCGACCCCGCCTAGCAGACCCGCCGCAATGTGTCGGTCCAACCGCGATCGCAAATGCGTGAAGTTGAAAATATTCAAACACGCGCGAGACTCGTGAGATTATTCGCTTGCCAGCGTCGCTGCGGGGGCTTGGGGCCGGGCGGTTGTGCAGCAGCGAGGCGGGCGGAAGCGGAAATGCGGGTGCTGCTGGCGGAAGACGAAGGGATCATCGCGCTGCTCCCCCAGGATGTTCTGGAGGCGGCGGGCCATACCGTGGTCGCGGCATCGGATGGCCAAGCCGCGGTCGAGCTTGCCGCCCGCGACGGTCCGTTCGACGCGCTGGTGACCGATCTCAACATGCCCCGGCTTGAGGGAGGTGAGGTCATCCGTCGTCTCCGGGCGGAGACGCCATCGCTGCCTGTCGTGGTTCTGACCGGCAGTCCACCTCGGGAAGGCGTCTCGGTTCTGGCGCGCGCTGGAGAGCCGCCGGTGGTGCTGCTTCTCAAGCCGGTCGCCCCTGAAGACCTGCTGCGCGGGCTCGACCGCGCCGTCGCTGCTACAGCGATGGAGGCGATCTCAGAGCAGCCGAACCCACCGGGAGAGAGGCAGGCTGGTGGACTTCAGCACGCCACGCCATCGGCGAGCCCGGCACCGGGGCCGATCTGACGGATCCACAGACAGAGTTCAGCTTCGACCTGCTGAGGCTTCACGGCACTCCTTCTGTACGCTCGTGATGCCGAGCACGTACTCGGCCAGGCTGTAGCCGCCGACCGTCATGCCTGTGCTGCGGAGACGTCGGAACGCGGGGGCGCCGCGGCGCCGGTGGCCGCGATCTCGATGGCGGCGAGCTGCGCCGCGTCCTGCGCAGCGCCAGATTTCGCGACGCGACGCGGCGCGGATCGGTGTCGAGCGAGATGCCGGCCTCGTCGAGGAGGGCGTTGGCCTCGCGGATCATCTCCACCGCGGCGCGGAAGTCGTAGCCGAAGGCGCCGACCGCCTCGGGCTGCGGCACGAAGCCGGCGCGCACCTGGGCGATCAGGGCGGTGGTGTCCTTCAGCGGGTCGATCATCTCGTGCGCCGGTGGGACGTGGCTGACGCCGTCCGGCATGCCCGCTCCCCACAAGCCGAGCAGCGCGCCCTGCTGGTGGAAGCGGTCCGCGATCGGGCGGACGAGCATGGGGATGAGCATGCCGTATTGGACCTGCTCGCAGAGGCGGCGGAACTCGATCTTGCCGGCGCGGAGCGAGGAGTAGTTCGCCTGCGTGAGGTCGCCGGAGACCTGGTCATAGGTGAGGCCCGCACCGACCGCGGCGGCCTCGAGAGCGCGGCGAGCGAAGGCGGCGTGCGACCCGCCGCCCGAGGGGTTCACCACCTCCACGCTGCCCATTCCGCGGCGGTAGAGGATCATCCCCGGCTCGAAGCTCTCGACCGTGCGGCCCTGGGCGTCCCGCAGCAGGCCAGAGGCGGGGCCGGTCATGGCCTCGACGCCCTCCTCCGTCACCACCGCGGCGAGGCAGGCCTCGATCTTCGCCTTCATCAGCAGCGCGGCCTCGTAATCACTGAGATCGCGCAGCCGCAGCAGCACCGGCGCCAGCCAGGAGACGTCACGCAGCTGACCAGGGCGGCGCTTGCGATAGATGTGCAGCACGTCGCCGGCTGGGATGCGCTCGCTGCTGAGCCAGGAGGCACCCGGCACAGTCCAGGCGGCGCCCGGATGCACGCGATGCAGCCAGTAGCCGATCGGTTCGCCGGCCGCGCCGAGGGCGATGCCCTGGATGGTGGCGGCACCCGCCACCATGCCGTTGCGGGCGGTGTCGAGGTGATCGCTCTCCAGCACCTGCAGCCGAAGGCCGATCGGATTGGCGGACGACGGCGGTACCATCAGGAAGCGGACGAAGCACTCGCCGCTCTCGACAACGGTGCGCATGACCAGCGCCTGCAGGCCATAGAGATCGAGCCGTCCCTCGGCGTCGCAGCCGGTGCCTTCGGCCCAGCGATGCCAGGCACGGCTGTGCGCCGCATCGGGCCAGCGCGTGGTGATGCCGGCGCCGACCGCGTTGCCGGTCCAGAGATCGACGATGCGGCTGGCATAGGGGTCGTTGCGCACGGCGTCGCGGGCGCGGCGCGCCACTGTCGGCGCGGCCATACCGACCTCGGCCGTGGCGCTGCCGCCGGACGGCGCCCAGGCGGAGGCGCGTCCGTCCTGTGCCGCGGCATAGCCACGCAGGGCGTGCCAGGCGTCACGGACGCGGCGGGTCATGCGCTCGATCACGTGCCGCTCCCGCGCGCGAAGCTGGCCAGCGTCACAGACGGGCGGCGGGTGGTCGCCATCTCGGCGCCACGCAGCACCGCCAGCGCCCGGCCGAGCTCATCCAGGCTGCGGTATTCGACAGTCCGCCCGTCAAAGGTCACGCGCGTGGTGCCGCCCGTGTAGGCCGCGGCGAGGGCGGCCGCACGGCTGCCGGCCGGCTGCGCCAGCGCCCAGGCGAGGACGGTCGGATCCATGATCGTCCTCCTGTCAGCGAAGCCAGCCGCTGCGCGGCGCTAGCCAGCCGCGCGGGCGACGGCTATCGGGCGCGGCCTGCGGTGGTGCCGGGTGGGCGACATTCCCACCGGCGGGAACATCGCCTGCCGGCAGCGACAGCGCATCCGCCATCCGCGCCCAGCGCCCGTCGCCCCAGCCGTCCATCCCCAGCGCGGCCGCAGCCGCGCGGGCATAGACCCGGCAGTCCAGCGCCTCGTTCCGCTCGCGCGTCTTGACCCATTCCAGTCGCCGAAAGCCGTTCCGCCCAGCGCGGGCCACGAGCTGCTCCGCAGTGATCTGCCGGCAGAACTCCTCGCCGGCCGCGTGGACGGGCAGGTGCACATAGCCCGGCGGGAATGGGTCCCCGCTCTCCTCCGTGGGCGGGTCGAGCTTCAGCCAGCCGTAGGTCTCGGCCTTCAGAAAGGACGAGCCCACCGGCCAGACCTTGAGTCCGCCGAGCTTTCGGCCGTTGCGCCGTACCTCCGTCGCTGCCGGCTGGCCGACCGCGGCACGCAGCCCGTCCTGGCCCTTCACGGCGATGGCGCGGCCCGCGCCGGCCCGCCGCACGAAGGCGTAGACCTCCGCCGTGGTCATGCCGTCGCCGCTGTCGATCGCCGCCATCGCCACCGGCAGACGGTGCCCGCTCGCATGCCGCCACGTCTCGCCGAGCAGCAGCCGCAGATCCTCCCAGACCTGGGCCTCAAAGGGATTGCCAGCGAGGACGCGGTGCTCGACCAGCCAGGACTGGCGATCCTGCCCCCAGGCCCAGATGCTGGCCTCGAGCCGATCCCGCTGCACGTCGACGCCGGCCGTCAGCAGCAGCCCGCCCATCGGCACGGTGCCCGCGGGCCAGTGCTCGCGGCGATCGTAGAGCCGCTGCCAGTCGGGTGCCTCGCCGGCCTCCTGCCAGGTCTCGCCCAGCACGGTGTTCCGGAAGGTCTTGATCGCGCGGTCGTCGCCCTGGGAGGCAAGCCAGAGCCTGGCGATCTCCGACCAGGGCATCCAGCCGGGCGGGGAGTAGAGCGCCGAGATGTGGAAGCCGATTGCGTGCGGATCTGTCGCCGTGGCGGTGGCCCGCCATTCTCCGGCGGCCAGCATCGCCGCCTTGTGCTGCTCGCCGACCGCCGCGTCGCAATCGTCACAGAGATACCGCGCCGTCTCCGGCTGGCCCTCGTCCCAGACCAGCCGCTCGAAGCGAAGATGCTGGCGGTGGCCGCAGTGGGGACACGGCACGAAGTAGCGCCGCTGGTCGGTCGCCAGGTACTCGCGCTCGATCCGCGACAGGCCGGCGATGGTGGGCGTGCTGACGAGCAGCATCTTGCGCCGCCAGCCGAAGGTGCGCGCCCGCGCCTCCGCCAGCGCGATCGGGTCGCCCTCGCCCTCGACGTCGCCCGGATAGGCGTCGATCTCGTCGAGGAACAGGAACCGCGCCGACATCGAGCGCAGCCCGACCGCGCTGTTCGCGCCGGTCATCACCAGCTGCCCGCCGGGGAACTCCTTCGAGAGCTGGCGATTGCCGCTGTCCCGCGAGCGGGCCGGCGCGACCCGCTCCTGGATCGCCGGCGTCTCCTCGACCAGCGGATCGATGCGCTGGTCGGAGAAGCGCTTGGCCAGCTCGGTCGTCGGCTGCACCGCGAGCATCGGCCCGGGTGCGTGGTGGATGACATAGCCGATCCAGTTGTTGCCGCACTCGGTGCCGCCGACCTGGGCCCCTTTCATAAATACGACGCGCCGCGCCGGATGGGCCGGCGACAGCGCATCCATGATCTCGCGCAGATAGGGCGTGCGCGCGGTGCGCCACGGCCCTGGCTCGGCGGAGCCGCGGCTGCCGAGCAGGCGATGCCGGTCGGCCCATTCGGACACAAGCAGCGCCGGTTCGGGCGCCATGCCGTCGCGCCAGGCCTGCAGGATCTCGGCGTCGCCGTCGAAGCGGCCGAGTTCCTCCAGCAGATGCTCGCCTGCCATCAGCCGACGCTCACCCGCACATCGTGCCGCGCGGCGAGATGCTGCCGAAGGCGTGCGTCCATCATGGTCTGCAGCCGGTGCGCGTCGACGCCGAGCTCGGCGGCCATTTCGGCGGCCACCCTGGCCGGCCAGGCAAGGATGGCGTCGCGCTCCTCCTTGGCGAGGCGGTGCACAAGCAGGAGCGCGCGGGCCTTGTCGACCAGCTTGCCCTTGCGCTCGTCGAGCCGCAGCCGGCGCTCCTGCGCCTTCAGGACCTCGTTGGCCGTGCGCGCGTCGTGGAACGTGTTCTGCGCAGCACGCGGCAGTGGATCAGGCACAGGTGCTGCGATCGGCGCCGATACCGGCCGCGGTAGTGCCGGTGTGATAAAGGCAGCAGTCTTTCGCAACGGATCGCTGCTCTCGGCAAGCCGCGCCCGCACCTTCTCGACATCCCGGGCGCCATCCGCCTCCGGCGCGATGCGGCCGGCGCGCTGCGCCTTCTGCAGCGCCGTGTGGGAGACGCCAAGGCGGCGCGCCACCTCACGCTGCGAGGCCACGCGGCCCGGCTGCGCGGAGGCGATCATGATGTGATCCAGACCCCCTCAAAGATAGCAATCGCCGTCGCGTCGATGACGCTTGGCTCAGCCCCACCGCAGCGCGAATGCTCCGTCACGCGATGCAGATGACGGAGACGATGATGACCAAGCGCGAAGCGAACCAGCAGCGGAGCCTCGAAGCCTTCCTGGCGAAGAAGGCGGAATTCGATGCGCTGCTCGCCGAACTGCAGCAAGCCAGCGATGACCACTTCGGGGCGGATCCGGAGGCGGTGCTCTGGGGCGAGACGGCCTGGCTCGCCGACGCCACCGCGAAGCTGAGGGACATTGCTGACCAGCACTTCCGCCGCAGCGAATACACCCCCTGACGCGGATCGCTCCCGCGCAGCCCCGACCGGGTTCTGCCTGGCCGGGCTCCCGGCAGTAGGAGGCCGAGGGTCGGCCCCCGAAACCGGAGACCCCGACGATAAAGCTTTCGGACACCCAGCGCGCGATCCTCGCCGCCGCCGCACAGCATCCCGAGCACCTGGCCTACCCGCCGGAGCGACTGCCCGCCGGCGCACGCCAGAAGGTGGCGCAGGCGCTGCTGAAGCAGGACTTGGTCATCGCGGTGCGCCGCCCCGCCTACGATGCCATTGCGAAGTGGACGGTGGACGGCGACGAGATGCTGCTGAAGATCACCGATGACGGGCTGCGGGCGATCGGCATCGACCTAAATCCGGGCGACGCGCCGGAGGAAGACGAGCAGAGCGCTGCCGCCATCGCGCGCCGCAACACCGAGCGCCGCGCCGCCGCTGAGGCCGCCGCGGAGGGAGATGCCCCCGCGGGGGAGGCCGGCGCGGCCCAGGGGGCGCCGATGCCCGCCTCACGGGTGAGCCTGCGCGACGCCGCCGCCGCGGTGCTGGTCGCCTGGGACGACGAGGCCAACCGGGAGACGGACATGATCACCGCCCTTGACGGCCCGATGCATGCGCTGCGCGCCGCCCTGGCCGGCAAGCCGCCCCGCGAGCCGGGCGCTGCGCGCAAGCCGCGCGAGGGCACGAAGCAGGAGGCGGTGCTCGCCCTGCTCCGCCGCGAGGAGGGCGCAACCATCGCGCAGATCTGCGAGGCGACCGGCTGGCAGGCGCACACGGTGCGCGGGTTCTTCGCCGGCCTGAAGAAGCGCCAGGGGATCGAGGTGCAGGTGCTGGAGCGCATCCGCCAGGTCGGGCCGAACAAGGAGGGCGCGAAGGGATCCTACAGCATCTATCGCGTCGCCTAGCCCGGCAGCGACGGCCGCGGCAGAGCGGGCATCGTATCGCCTGAGAGGTGCCTGAGTTTACCGTTGCACCCGCCGTGACCTCCACGTAGCGTTTCCGGAACTACACAGAGATCAGGGGGAGAAGTTCACATGTCGCTGGAGCGCACAATCCTTCTTGGCGTCGGACTGGTGGTGCTCGGGAGCCTGTTGCTCGGGCTTTATCACAGCCCGATGTGGTTCTGGATCACTGGCCTCATGGGGCTCCATCTGGTGCAGGCATCATTCACCGGAATGTGCCCTGTGGTTCGGTTGCTGAAGAGGTTTGGCCTGCCCGAGCGCGCTGGGTTTGCGTGATAGCAAGCAAGCTAACCTGACCTGCCGGCGCCGCCGCCCGCACCACGGGTGGCGGCGACATCATCGAACACCCGGTCCTCGCCCGCCAGCACCGCAGCCCGGCCGGTGAAGGCCTGCCAGCGCCGCACCGCCACGTCGACGTAGGGCGCGTCGATGTCCATCGCGTAGCAGACGCGCCCGGTGGTCTCCGCGGCGATGATGGTGCTGCCGCTGCCGCAGAACGGCTCGTAGACCGCATCGCTTGGGGCGCTGTTGTTCAGCATCGGCCGGCGCATGCACTCCACCGGCTTCTGCGTGCCGTGGACCGTGGCGGCGTCCTCGTCTCCGCCCGTGCTGATCGGCCAGAGCGTCGCCTGGTCGCGCGCGCCCTGCCAATGGCCGGTCGCACCCTTGCGCACGCCATAGAGGCAAGGCTCGTGCTGCCAGTGATAATCGCCGCGCCCCAGCACGAAGCGCGACTTCGCCCAGACGATCTGGCTGCGCACGGCGAAGCCGCAGGCTTCCAGGCTCTCGATCACGGTGCGGGCGTGCACGCCCGCGTGCCAGACATACGCCACGTCGCCCGGGAACAGCGCCCAGGCCTGACGCCAATCGGCGCGGTCATCGTTCGCAACCTTTCCGGTGCGCATCGTGGCGGAGACGCCCGCCTCGTTCCGCCACTCGGGATCGTAGTTCACCCCGTAGGGCGGATCGGTCGTCATCAGGTGCGGCCGCCCACCATCCAGCAGTCGGGCGACGTCCGCCGCGCTGGTGGCGTCGCCGCAGAGCAGTCGGTGCGGGCCGAGCAGCCACAGATCGCCAGGGCGCGTGACGGGCGCCTCCGGTGGCTCCGGCGCTGGCGCGTCCGGATCGCCGCTGGCCGCTGCCGGCCCGTCCGGCGCCACCTCGTCCAGCAGGCGATCGAGCATCGCGCCGTCGAAGCCGATCAGCCCGAGGTCGAACTCGTCGGTGCGCAGCGCGCGCAACTCGGCCGCCAGCAGGCTCTCGTCCCAGGTGGAGTTCAGCGCCAGCTGGTTGTCGGCCAGCCGGAAGGCACGCGCCTGCGCCTCCGTCAGATGCCCGAGCCGGATGGCGGGGACTTCCTCCAGCCCGAGCGCCTTCGCGGCGAGGACGCGGCCATGGCCGGCGATCAGCACGCCGGCATCATCCACCAGCACCGGCACGTTGAAGCCGAACTCGCCGATCGAGGCGGCCAGCTGCGCCACCTGCTCGGTGGGATGCAGCCGCGCGTTCGCCGCGTAGGGCGCGAGCGACGCTACTGGCATCATCTCGACGCGAAGGTCAGGCAGCATCGGTCATGGCCTCCGCGCGCGCCGCAGCGATGGTATCGTAATCGCGGCCATCGTCCGCCAGCGTCACCGGCAGCTCGGGATGCAGCATCCGCCAGCGGGCCACGGCCAGGTCGACATAGGCCGGCGCCAGTTCGATGGCGCGGACGCGGCGCCCCGTGCGCTGGCCGGCCAGGATCGTCGTGCCGGATCCGCCGAAGGGCTCGAACACGATGTCACCTTCGTCCGTGTAGGCGCGCATCAGGAACTCCGGCAGCGCGACGGGGAACACCGCCGGGTGCTCGGTCTCGATGCCCCGCCCCTTGTGGCGGGTGATGCGCAGCACACTGTCGGGGATCCGCATCTCCTGCACCGGCAGGCCGATATGGGTGTAGGCCTTCACCTCGCCGTCCGCGGCGCGGAGCCCGCTGCCCTTGTTCGGCGTGCCCGCCCATTTGCACGGCACGATTTTGTTCGCCTGCCGCGACTGGCGATTGAAATGGAAGACGAACTCGAAGGCCGGCGCGAGCCGGCCATTCCAGTCGCCGGGCAGGCCGGGCCCCTGATCCCAAGCATACAGCCCGAAGCGGCGCCACCCCTGTGCGCGCATCCAGTCGAGCCAGCCCTGCCAATACGGCTGCCATTCCCGTTCGCGGTGGATCAGCCCGAGGTTCACCAGCACCTGCGCGTCACGCCGCAGCGCGCCTTCGAGATGCTGGAACACGCCCTGCATCAGCGCGTCCCAATCGGTGCCGCCGCCAGTCGTGTAGTCGCGCTGGTTCCCGTAGGGCGGGCTGGTGAACAACATTGCCGCGCGATCGGCGGCCATGACACGGGCGACCGTGGAGCGGTTGGTGCTGTCGCCGCAGGCGAGCCGGTGCTCGCCCAGCAGCCAAATGTCGCCCACGCGCGCGACGGCCTGGCGCGGCGGCTCCGGCTCGGCGTCTGCGGGATCCTTGGCCGGCTCGGCGCCGTCCGTGACCGGCTGGTTGCCAGGAGCCAGATCCGCGCCGCTGGCAACGGCCGGCGTCGGCAGGTTGCCGGCCTCGGTTTCCAGCCCGGCCAGCAACCGCTCGATCTCCGCACCGTCGAAGCCCGTGAGCGCCAGGTCGATCCCGCCGACCTCCTGCAGCTTCGCGACCTCGGCGGCGAGCAGCGCCTCGTCCCAGCCGGCGTTGAGCGCGGTGCAATTGTCGGCCAGCCGATACGCCGCCTTCTGCGCGTCGGAGAGGCCGGCGCGGACGATGGTCGGCACCGTGTCGAGGCCAAGCGACTTTGCGGCCAGCAGCCGGCCGTGTCCGGCGATGATCTCGCCGCGTTCGTCCACCAGCACTGGCGCAACGAAGCCGAACTCAAGGATGCTGCTCGCGATCTGCGCCACCTGCTCGGCAGAATGCGTGCGCGCGTTCCCAGCATAGGGCAGCAGCGCGGCAACCGCGCGCGCCTCGACGGCGCTCGCAGCCCAGAGGGACTCAGGCATCTGCACCTACGTGATGGTGGAATGGGGGGTGCCGCGGCTGGCAGATGCAATCTGCGGAGGGCGGGGGGCCGCGTCTCGAAGGAAAGGTTTGCTTGTCAGCCCAGGAACACGTGTAAGCTTCCTGCAACAAGCCTAACCAGGATGGAAGAGACGACTATGCGCGAGCTGTCTGGCCCTGGCGTGCTCGAATGGTTGGGCGTGCGCTACAAGACAATCCTCTCAGCAGCAGAAACCGGCGGCGCCATGTCCGTCGTGGACAGCCTGAGCCCCGCAGGCATCGGACCACCGCGCCACGTCCACGAACGTGAGGACGAGACGTTCATCCTCCTGAGCGGCGCATGCGAGTTCTGGCTTGAGGGGCAGAGCTTCACCAAGGCTGCAGGGGAGACCGCTTTCATACCCCGCGGACGCGAGCACACGTTCTGCGTGATTGGAACTGAGCCTTGCCGCCATCTCCTCGTCCTCTCGCCCGGTGGCTTCGAGGGGTTCTTCGCCGACATGGCTCAGGGCCAGTTCCGCATTCCCGATGACATGGAGGCCATTAGCGCGTCAGCCACGCGGCACAGTTTGCGCTTCACAGGCCCTCCGCTGGAAGCAGGGTAACTCGCGCTCACGCGCTACTGGCAACGTGGCAACCTCGATGCAATGCCAGACGCTAGCGAAGTGGCGCGCGCTTGCTCCCCGCATACAGCAGGCCCAGGAAGGACCCTGCGGCTCGCGAGCCAATCATTCGTTTGTCTGGCTCAGTGGCTCGCTCGCCACGGCCGAGTCTGGCGCATCAACTCGACGTAGCGTGTTCATAGACCGGCTGATTCGCGCGCCGCTACAGGGTGAATTGTAACAGCGCATCCGAGACGCAGACCGAGGGATTGCCGAGCACTGCTCAGGCACGCTCCGCGGCGTCGCGTGTCGCGACCAGCGCAGCCAGCGTGGCCTGCGCCTGCCTCACCGCGGCCGGCTCGCTGGTGTCGATGTCGCAGAGCTGCTCCTCCGCATCGCCGACACCGATAGCGATCTGCTCGCGCAGCTCGTCGAGCCACGCCTTCGCTTCAGAGGGATCAGCTTCCGGCGCGCGTAGCCATTCGGCGACGATCACCTCCACCTCGCGCGCCATGCGGGGCGGCTGCACGCCCTTCGCGGCGAGCGCCATCAAGCGGACGATGGCGGAGTCGACCGGACGCATGCGTGGCTGCCTCCGAGCGGCCATGGCTTCAGCTCCTATTGTTTCCCGCGCCTCATAGCGTGTTCTTGTCTTGTTCTCCAAGAGGGCGGTATGGTCGGGCATGCCCGACGGCGCTCCGCCACGCACCCCGCCGCCATGGCTGAGCGCTGCTGCGCTGGCGGCTGGCAGGGCTGCCCGGCGTCCGCGTGGCGCTTTTCCGCCGTGGACGGGCGACGCAGATAGCAGGGCGGTGCGCGAAGCCATCCTGGCGCACCACCCCGCCTTGCCGCTCACGATGATTGCCGAGGCAGTAGCTTACGTCCTCGACTCAGGGTGATGCCGGAGTCACCCGCCGAGCTCGGTCTCGATGCATGCGGCATAGCCCGGATGGTGCGTCATCGCGCCAGCCGAGATCATCGACGCTGCGAGCCTGTCGAGCGCCTCTGGCGGCAGCCGGGTGCTCTCCGCCCACAGGCCGAGCTGGCGATACCGGGCAACCGCGCGCTGCAGGCGGTGCGGCGCCACATCCGCAAAGCGGGGCGCCAGCGTCGCCGCGAGTGCCTCCTCGCTCGCCGCGTGAAGCCAGGTGAGCGCGTCGCCGAGCCCGCGCACGGTATTGCCGAACGCGGCGCGCTTTGCGGCAATGCGCGGCACGACAGCGTAGAGTGCGCTGTAGGCAGTGGGTCCCCTGGCCGCCGCGGCATACCAGACCGCAGCGCCGTCCTCCTCCAGCGTCGCCGCATGCGGCTCGAACAGCAGGACGGCGTCCACCCTTCCGGTCCGCACGGCCGCCGCGCCCTCGCCCATCGGCATGAAGGCTATGCCCGGCATCGCGGCGGGATTGAGCCCGGCCAGGCGCAGGTCATGCTGCAGGCACCACCAGGGAGTGGGAACCTCTGACGGGATGGCCAGACGCATCCCTTCCAGCTCGGCGAGCTTGAACCCCGGCCGCTCGCCCATGCCGAGCAGCAGGAAGGGGTCGCGCATCACCGCGGCGCCGAAGCTGCGGAGCGTGCTCTCCGGATCGCGGCTGCGTTCCAGCATGGGCCGCATCGGGCCACTCCAGGCCAGGTCGGCGCTGCCGTCCTTGAGCCGCGCCGCCGCCGCGTCAGGCGTTCCCGCCGTCTCGAGCGTTATGTCGACGCCCCGGGCGGCGAAGCAGCCGCGTTCGAGCGCCACGTAGTAGGGCGCGTAGAAGATGGCCCGGAATGGCTCGATTAGGATGAGGCGGTCCGCCATTTGGCTCAGCCCGGACGTGCGCCGGTGCGCTGCAGAATCGGGATCCACTTCTCGGCCTCGGCGCGGACGAAGCGGCGCGCCTCCGTGGTGTCGCCCGGCATCGGATCAACGCCTCGCTCTGTAAAGCTTTGTTGCACGGCGGGATCGGCAAGCACCTTCAGCACCGCCGCCGACAGGGTGGCGATGATGGCCTCCGGCGTGCGGGCCGGCGCGTAGAGGGCCTGGAAGGACGAGGCGCGATAGCCCGCGATCCCGACCTCCTCCAGCGTCGGGAGGTCGGGCAACATGCGCGACCGCCGCGTCGTGGTGACGGCCAGCGCGCGCGCCTTGCCCTCCCGCACAAAGGGGGCGAGCAGCGTCTGGCTGTCGATCATCATGTCCACACGTCCGGCGATGAAGTCCGTCACCGCCGCTGGCGTGCCGCGGTACGTCACCACCGTGAAGTCCACATTCGCCAGGCTCTTCAGGAGCTCGCCGGCCAGGTGCGATGCGGCGCCCACGCCGGTGGTGGCAAAGGTCGCCTCCCCGTTGCGGCTGCGCAGCCAGGTGAGCAGCGAGGGCATGTCGTTGGCTGGCACCGAAGGATGGACGCAGACGAGGAAGCTCTGATCCCCGACCAGGGCCACCGGCGTCAGGTCGGCAACGCTGTCGAAGCCGACGTCGGGATAGAGGGCTGGGATCACCGGATGCGCTGCACCGTTCAGCAGCAGCGTGTGCCCGTCCGGGGCGGCGCGCGCCACGACACGCGCCCCGATGGTGGAGCCCGCGCCTGGCAGGTTCTCGATCACGACGGTTTGGCCGAGCTCGCGCCCCAATGGCTCCGCGATGAGCCGGGCCACGACGTCGATAATGCCGCCCGCAGCGAAGGGTACCACGATGCGCACAGGGCGGTCTGGGTAACGCGTCTGCGCGCGCGTCGTCGTGGCCGCAAAGGGGAGCGCACCGGCGGCGGTGAGCATTGCGCGGCGTGTTGTCATCATCGTGGTATCCCTCCGGCTTAATCGCAGAGTACGGGCCCAAGCTGCCTCAGAACGCTGTCGGCTCCGTTGGCGCGAGAAGGAGCGTAGACGTCATCCGGAAGCGATGGCAATGCCAGGACCGGTCGGGCACATCGCGCTCAGGCCGCCCGCTCTCGCGGTGTGAGGCCGAAGTGCATGGCCAGCGTGCCGAGCGCGCCGACCAGGATGCCCTGGCCAACCGGGCCATGGACGGTGCGGCCGGCCCACCCCTGCCGCATGGCCCATTCGCGCACCGAGAACTCGAGCCCGACGACGAACCAGACGCAGGAGCCCGCAGGGCTACTGTGGCCGCCGAGGGCGTCGATCGCATTCGCCACGCGGCGTCTCGCGTCGATCTGCCGGCTCGACATCTCACCGCCGGTCGCGCCAGCCAAGCGGATCAGCTGCGAGGTGGCGATGCCGTCCAGCGCGGCGCTGCGGAACAACGTTCGGAAGATGCAGCCCGCCTCGTGCATCTGCGGCGTGATGGTGCCGTTCGCCAGCATCAGGCCGAGCGTGTCGACGGCGCGGCGGTGCTCGACGGGGCTGCCGGTCTCGGGATCAGCCTCGCGGATCGGCGCCGAGAAGCCGCCGTGCTGCAGCCGCCACGTCGAGGGTTTCGCCAGATCCTCCTGCCGGAGGGCGCTGCAGCGCTTCGGCTTGCGCTTACTGGCCATGGTTCTGTCCCCCGGTGCGCGGCCCCCAGCGCCGCGTGGCTTCGTTGATGACGGCTTGGCGCAGCCAGGGATCGGTGATGTCATGGATGGCGAGCGCTGCGACGCCGTGCCGGTGCCAGGCGGCGGCTCGCATGGCGCTGAGCTCTGCGTCGCTCGTCGGGCTGCGTGTGCCGCGGTCCAGGCAGGAGCGCGGCAGTTGTGGTCCGCCGGGACGGGTCATGGGCAGACCTCCGCGGCGGCGGCTTGAAGAGTAGTGAACCGAGGGGACCGGAGAGCGGGGATAAGAGATTGATAATAATAACAATTCAACTCTTCAGTACTTTTCATCCAAGCTTCCCGTCGGCCATCCACGCGTGTGCGACCCTCCCTCTCTCTTCGCGCCCGCGTGAATAGTTGAAAAGTAGAAATACTCGGCATTTCAAAGGCTTGCGATTTATCAGGCAGCGTCATCGTTCAACTCCTCAAGGCCGGACACCGCGGTCAGCCATCCCGTCGCCGGACCCTTCGCGTTCGGCACCTCGACAAGGGCGATCTGCTTGCTCTCCAGCAGCAGGGCCACCGCCTCGTCGCGCTCGCGCTTCGTCAGCGACTGCGTCCGGCGCGCGAAGTCGCTGCGGTTGATGCGGCCCGCGGCGCGGATGACCTCCAGCACCTTCTTCACGCGACCTTCCGCCGGTGTATCTGCGAGGCGCCGATCGGCCTCGCGGAGCATGGTGCCGATGCAGTGCTCGACGAGACGGGAGGCCCAGGCGACATCTCGGGCCTGCGTCTCAGGCCGGGCCGAATTGCGGCTGACAGCGACGATCATGGCGAGCTTCGCGGTGTTCTCGGCGAGCCGGCCGAACAGCGCCGTGGCATGGGTGCCGCGATGCGCGCGGAGCCGGTTCGTCGCATGCTGCCTGACATCGGCCATCGCCGCGACGGCGTCCGCCGTCAGCGGCACCGTGTAGGGCCGGATGGGCGCGCTAGCGTCCATGATGCCGGCGAGATTGCCGCCATAGTCATGGCCGTCGGCGCCTCCCGCGATCGCCTTCAGAGAGGCAACCAGCGCCGGTGGAATGTCGAGCAGCGCCGGCGTGTCGTTGCGCTCGGGATAGTCCTCGTCGGTGAGGAAGACGAGAAAGCGGGCGAGTGAGCCATCGAGCAGCGCCGCGCCCTCCAGAGCTGCCCAGAACGGACCCGGCACGGTCACGCCCCAGAGACAGGCGCAGGGCTGCTCGATGGTGACGCGGGGCTTGGTTTTCTGATCCGCGTATTCGGCGCCGATGTAGGGCTCGGCGGCGGAGGTGTAGAGCTTCGTCAACTCCGACCAGATGGCCGCCTTGTGGAAGGGCGCGCGCGGGGAGAGGACCAGCTTCAGGAACTGGCCGAATTCATCCAGCTGAAAGAGCCGGGCAGGATGCAGCTGCAGCGACGACAGCAGCCCGGCGGACGACGCAAAGTCCTCGCCGCCGAGATAACGATCAAGGCCGGCCGCGTGCAGAGCGCGCTTCACACAGCGCCGCGCGTGGTCCTTCCCGCCGCCGCTGTCGGCGATACCGACGGCGTAAAGGTTGCTGCGCAGGTCGGAGGGCGTGCGATAGCGCCGCCCGGCGAGCGCCCCGATCAGGCAGAGCCCGGCACCGAGCGCGAGGAAGGGCTGCGGCGAGACGGCGGTCCGGGTGGCGTAGTTGACGAACAGCTTCAGGGCGCCGTCTACCTCCAGCAGGTCGGCCGGCACGCGATAGGGTGGCGGCGGTGGTGCCGCGGGCGGCTTCGCTGGGATGCCGGCGAGCATGGCCGCAGCGGGGTGCGGCTGCGCGGCGCGCCCTGCGGCAGCGGCATTCAGCGTGATCTCGGGGGGCGGCACCCAGCCGCGGTCGATCGCCCACCCATAGATGCTGCCGGCGCCAATGCGCTTCGGGCGAAGGGACTTCCAGCGACGCTCCGGCGTGTCGGCCTTCCCCGAGGTGCCGGACTTCGTGGACTGGCGCGACCAATCCAGCCAGAGTTCGCGGCCCTCCTCTCCGAGCGCCGCCTTGATGGCGTTGCCCATGGTGATCCAGGAGGCGCCGTCGAGGTCCTCGTTCGGGAGATAGGCGAGCGCGGCCTTCACCGCCTCGTAGGTCCCGCGTGGATCTGAAGGACCTATCCATGCGCCTGCCTCGCCCGTGCCATCCAGCCCGAGAGACCGCGGCCGCAGCTCGGGTGGGATCAGCGCATAGGCTCGGTCGAGCCAGGCCATGACGCCGGCCTCGTCCACCGCCGGCAGCTTGGCCAGCGGTACGTCCAGCAGTGTCTCCTCTGGCCAGGTGTAGGACCGGCCAGTGCCGGGGTGGATGGCGTGCGCCACGAACTGCTGCCCACGCGCCAGCACCTCGAGCGGCAGGCGCTTCCGCCCCGCGAAGGGGGTGGCGGCGCGATAGACCAGCAGGCGCTTCGGGGCCTGGCCGATACGCAGGCACGGTGTGTCGCCGAGCATGCTGCTGGCCAGGCTCGCGAGCTCGATCGCCAGCGCAGCGTCCAGGACGTCGATGTCGATGCCAACGACCGTGCCGCGAGCGATGCCGACGCCGCAGTCGGGCCAGCACTGCCAGATGTCGATCTCGAAGGGCTTCGTCGGCCGGTCGGCGTGCCGAGTCCAGTCCGGATACGGCGCCCATCGCCCGGTGGTGAACCGCCCCGGCACCTTGCTGCCCGGCATGATCGGGATCACGGCATAGCCATTGTCGGCAAGGTGCGCCCCATGGCTCGTCATGAAGGAGAGCTGATCGCTCATTCGCCTGCCTTCTCCTGCGCGGCGATGGCCGCATCGCAGGCGCGCTCAAGGCGAAGGATCTCGGGATAGAGCGCCGCGATTTGCCGTGCTGCCTGTTCGAGGGCCTGGCGAGCGGTCTCGAGCTCCCGGTGGATGCGGCGTGCCGGACCAACGATGTCCGCATCCACCTTCGCGATGTGGTGGGCAGGCTTGGCCCAGGGTCCCCGCGAGCCATAGCGGATCCGCGGCTTCGGGGTGGCGAGACTGGCCCGCACCTTCTCAACATCCCAGGAGCCATCCGGCTCCCGCGCGATGCGCCCGGCGCGCTCCGCCTTTCGGAGTGCGGTATCCGACACACCCACCTGCCGTGCCGCGGCGCGCGTTGACGCTGTGCTCTTCATCGCTGCGTCCCGCTGCATGTCGCTGAAAAGGTCCGCCTCCCGTCGAGACGGCGGACGAGTTCGTCCTGGTAGGCGGTGACGACGACCTCGAGCAGCGTCAGCCACTCGACCTCGGTGAGGGTCGCGAGATCGGTCTTGCCGATGCTCTCCAGATACTCGCCCGCCGTCGGGCTGGCTGCCGCGATGGCGGCCTGCTCGTGCTCGTCTGGGTCAACCATGTATCGCGGCGTCGAGGCCCTCGAGCAGCGGCGCGATGCGCGCAGCCAGGCGCCGTCCCGCCTCGGTGGGCGCAACGTGGCGCGTTGTGCGATCTAACAGCCGCAGCGCGAGGTCGTGTTCCAATTCACGCAGCGTCCGCGACGCCGCCGTCGCCGACAGCCCGAGCGAGCGTCCCGCAGCCGTGATGCCGCCGTGATCGAGGGTGCGCAGGAGAAGCCGGAGGGCGGTCAGGCGGTCCATGCGGCGACGCTATTGCGGCTCAGCCAGCGCAGGAAGCCGGGTGATTGCTACTGCACAAAAGACCAAATGTCCGCTTGAGGCGGTGACCCGCCTCACAGTGTGCTGGTTCGAGGGTTGCACCGGGTGGTCCGGCGCAGAGCCTCAAGCACAGGAGGCGGGCCATGGGAGAGAATACCAGCTTC